AACTTTGCCCCATTCGTTTGTAATTGCAGACAAATTGCTACGCAATTCAGGTATTGAAGCTGCTTTCTGATAATAACCAGATTTACGCTGATCTTGCATAGCTTTAGCTTCAGCAACATCAAGCAAGAACTGGTTGGCTTGAGGCGTGTTTTTAAGTGATGCGTAAGTCTTTTGGAGATTATTAAAATCTTTATCTGTTTGTGGCCCTTTCTGTTTGCTCAAAGTGTCAACAAGTCCTTCATACACTTTAGATTCAAATATTTGAGCATTTGTTGCAAACTTAGCTGCGTCTTTTACACCAAGTGTGGCAAGGACGTTTGCAGCGGTTTTTTGTGCGTCAGTGCCAAATCCGGTTGTTAAGTCAATACTTTTCAACACTCGAATGTTATCCATAGAATTTTTTGCAGACTCACCCGCAAGTCGTGCAGGTTCAAATTCGCCTGTAATCCATTGATCGTTTAATTTTGTTCCAGCACTTACAACAACAGGGTTTTCAGCTACAACAGGAGGTTGACCACTTGCTTGTGGCCCACCCATTCCTTGTGTTGGAAGCCCCAAATTTGCTGCTTGAGTAGTTGCCAGTGTTCTACCTGTTGGAATGTCATATCGTGTCGCAGGTTCTGTTTGCGCTTTACCTAATCCTGTGCCGTATGCTTGCGCTTGATTGATTGCACCAGTTGATTGCGTGTACCCCGGCAACACACTTGATTGAAGCGTTTGAGGATTAATTTGTATCCCGCCCTTTGGAGCAATAAACGATGCTCTGTTAGCACCCGGTTGAACAAGTGAACCACCCTCACCAACAACAGTCGGCGCTATGTAATTTGATTTAGCCAAATTGCCTTGCATAAACGCTTGATACTGTGGCGAGCCAGGGGCTAAACCAGCCGCCATTGCGACTTTTTGAATTTCAGCAGGTGAGCTATGCGTAGACAAAGCTGTTGCATACGCTTGTGGGTTAATCATGTATTGCATCATCGCTGTTTTCGCATCCATGCCAGCAGGGATAGGCATTGCTGGTGCTGTTCCTGCTTGTACACCCGTCATACGCTGTGCATTGGTGTTGGTTGGGCCAACATCGCCTTGCATTGCCCCACCAGTTAACGCCATGTCTCGTGCTTGTGGTGCAGTTGTGCCGCCACCAACACCAAACATATTTTGAATTTGTTGCTGTTGAGCCGCAGCCAATTTTGATTGTTGCTCAGGAACTAAGTCAGCCGCTCTGCGACCAACAAAGGCTTTTAGCAATTGAGCAATACCCTGCACAGGACTTGGCGGCACATAATGCCCAGACACCATTTGACCCTGTGGTTGTTCTTGCAACGCTTGTTGCATCAAAATATCAGCATATCGCTGATTTTGTGCAAGTTCGTATTGTTGACGAGTTACATCTGGCCCCATCATTGCTGACATAGGGTTCATTGTTTGTGCAATTGGATTAGCCATGTTAAATCATCTCGTAATTAACTGTTTTAAATCCTTGAGATTCGCCAACAGCATTTGGCACGACTTTTTCAACTTCGTCAGCCATGTAGCCAAGTTGAGTTGGGCCGCCCCAAACATAGTTGTAAGAATAAACATTTAGACCGTTATCAGCCATGCCAACTTTCTTAATGTTTGTTTTCAATCTACGGTCTGAGAATGTGCCTGTTGGCGCTAACAATGCAGCACCGCCTAATTGGAACAATCCTTGCGTCAATTGAGAATTAGCTGCATTTTGTGCGTTTGCAGCACCTAACTGAGCGTTATAGCCTGCTTGTACGCCAGCAAATGTCGGTGGAGGCGCTACTTGAGACGCACTATATCCTGCAAACTGAGGCAATTGAATCTGTGAGCCGCTCATCAAGCCAATAATTTCATTTAAAGGTTGACCACGCAAAGCCAAATCTTGCGCCAGTTGCTGTTGTTGCGCTGTGTTTCCAAATTGCGCTCTTGACAGCCCTTGGCTATAGTCTTGACCTAACGCTGTGTTATACAAGCCTGCTTGACCCATTAGCTCGTTGTAGCCTTGCTGACGAGCAGACATATCTAAACCAATGCCTTGCAAAGCGGCTTGGTTAATCAAGTCGTTTTTGCTCATTTCACGGTTACGGAAAGCTGCGTTATACGCCTCAGTGCCTGGTGCTAGACCTTGGTTTGCCAATGCTTGCTTGAACGATGTGTCACCTTGATCCATCGTTGGCTGCAATCTTTGCAAGATTAAGTTTTGTGCAGTTGTGCCAGCGTTAATTGGCATCGCAGCCAAGTTACTTGTGTCTAAGGTGTTTTGCGCTCGACCATAATCAGCAAACTCTTTGTTAATTTGCGTTGATGTTGGCTGAAACGGCGTTGAAAGTATATTTGAAGCGTTGCCTATGCCTTGCTCACCAAGTCCTGCTAAAGCGTATTGAACTCGTTGTTGAGCTTCTAAGGTTTTTTGTGCTTCTGGGGTTAATGTCTGAGTAACCGTAGGAACACCGCCGCCTTTCATAAAATCAGCTCTGTTTGGTGCAGCACCAGCGTCTCTTAATGCTTCTCGATAAGCCGCATTGTTGAAATAAGTTTCAGTTGTGCCAGAACCGCCTGCATCACCGCCGCCGCCACCACTTACGTCATAGAATTTGTTTCTATCTACCTTAGCGTTGTAATCAGAAAACGCCGTGTTGTAACCAGCTTCATCAAAAGTAGGATCACTGTAAGACACCGTTTGTGTGCCAAATGGCGTATACATATTAGGGTTGCTTAACACTGCGCCTTGTTGAGCAGCCGTTAAGTTTTGCCGACCTTGCTCTTTAGCCGCACCGACATAATCTGGTGTTGGTGGTGGAGAAACTGACTTACCCATAATTTACCCCTAAGAATCGGCAATCTTTTCGTGCCAATGTCATAAATATAATGTCACCGTCTGGTGAACCGTCTTTAATTCGTGCTTCTTCTGCAAAACCCATGTTATGTACTAATTTTATGCTTTTTTGGTTATTTTCGGACACAGGAACAACGATTTTTTCAACATTTAAAACATTAAAAGGATAGTCAAAAATTGCTTTTAAATACGACTTTGTAAGCCTACCTTCTATCGCTATATGACAAAAAACCGTTCGTTTGTTCCAGTTTTCGTAGATAACACCCGCAATTGTTTTAGCGTCTTTCTGTAAACCAATAGCACTAGACTGTTCTGCAAAGTAGGCGCTTTTTGTCTTTTCAGCAACCCAATTACCAATTTCTGCGCCCTGCACTATACGCCAGCCCAGCCTTGTTGGTAAACAATGTCCGTCGATGCCCAAAGTATTGTCACCCCTTGTGATGCGGATTTAAATTGTGTTGATCCGCAATATCCAATCCCTGTAATACCTTGCCAATTGTTGTTGATGACGTTTGCAGAACCCCATGTCGATTGATCCCACAGACTTGTATCCCAAACCGCCGCACTTGTTGGTGTAAATTGCACTGCCGACGTATTATCTTCCAAATCAAAGTCTACGTTCATGCCAATAGCAACGGCTGGTGCGCCACTAGTAAAAATGCTTGTCCTAGCCCTAGTGAAATACTTTTTTACGCCCCTGCTTTCAAAGTAATTAAAAGCCTGTTGTGCAATGGTGTTGATGTTTGCGCCATCGTCTGCATAAGATTCATCCCATGCGTGTCCAACAAAGCCGTTCCCACCAAAATAAGGTTCGTTGTTATAGATTTCCCAACAATTTGCCGCCCAGTTGGTAAAGTTACACCACGCTTTTGTAATGTTATTCATTACATATTGCTGCTGCAATCCTAAACCGAACGGGATATTGACAGTCAAAGCGTTGTGCTTTGGGTCAAAAATCATTTGCCACCCGAAGTCATTACCATACACTTGAGTCGCAGCAGCAAACGCACCTTGAATTTTGTCAGACAGCGCAATTCTTGGGTCTAAGCGTGATGACTGTAAACTCGCAGCAAGAGGGTAAACGCCGTTGTATGTCAAAACGACAATATCGCCGCCGTACTTAATCAAACAACGCTTGCCAACTGGCTTACCTGTGCGCCAAACGCCTATTAACGCCCATTTAGCAGCATTAGAGGGGTCTGTGCCAGCATAAACAATAACTTCGCCATTAGACGTTATAAACACAAGGTTATCGTCTACGCCGTATCCTGCGTCGATTGTCCATGTGCCAACAGCAACCAAATAGCCACCAAGCTGCGCTACCGAACTCATGTCGATATAGGCAGCTGCGCCCTGAATTGAGAGAGTTGGCAAATACCACGCCTTTAGTGTCTCTTTCTGGGTAAACCATACTTGGTTTTTAAAAATCGTAATGTTGTTAAAGGTTGTATCGTCAACGCCTGTAATCGTTGGATTGAACCATGTAGCGCCATCGTAAAGCAAAGGATGATCTACACCGTTGACAGCATATATATAGCCACCCGCAGGCGTTGTGACGTTTGTGTATTCCCATTGAGCGTTTGACAGACCTGTTTCAACTGGTGCGCCAACCACGCCGCCAAGCGTTACGTCATAGATTTCAGTGTCAACACAAGCAAACAGCTCGTTTGTTTCGCCAGACGAGTAGCCAAGCAATGTTTCCACTTCCCCCGGCAACCCTGTGGCGTACTTTGTAAAGCCTGGTCGAAGTATGACGTTGTTAACCGACGGGAATAAGTTGGTTAGCTGAACAGCGTCTAGCGTATCCATGTTTGCAATCGAATCACGCACGTTCCACCCACCGATAGGCGAGGGAAGCGACGCAACCCTAGCTGCGGTTTGCTGGACTAATTGATTGATGCCTCTGCGTGTTGCCATGTTTAGTTCGGGCCATAACCAGTGTCAGGAATGTTGTCGTATCCGATGAGGACAGTTCCGGGTCTTGGAGCAAACGACAGGTTAGCAGAGCTTGTATCTTGCGCTAGTATAGTCTCTAGTTCAGTCATGTAGTTGCGATACATTGCTGTTGTATCAAAGCCCTTAGCTTCAAAATACTTCAGTTTTGTAGACAACACCATTAGCCGATCAGGGTAAATGCAGGTGTCTAAATCGTTAGTAAACGAATTCTTTGCAGTTCCGTCAGCAGCTTCTGCCCATGCTTGTGAACGGTACTCATAACCAAGTAGCTCATTAGTGGAAACGCCAGGCCAAATCTGGAATGTGTTGCCAAGCAAACGCCACCGGATACGAGGGCCAGTCGAGATAAACCCAGACAACAGCCAAGCCCATTGCTGTGCGTCAGTCGGGCCTATCATCTCCCAATGCTTGCTGCGATCCCAATGAGTACGAGGAACTGTCGCATCATAGTCAGCAGGTAGCGGATACTGTACTTTCATAAAGCACAAATCAGCACCAACATACGTTCCCGTTGCTGGCTGATTAACTGTTACCTGAGTTGCAGAATCAACGCTTACGATGTAAACAGCGTTACCAAGACCGTTACCTGTAACCTGATATGTCGTATCAAATCCAGCGGTGCTTGGGATGTTTGTAATTGTGTAGGTATTGAGGAGGACATCACCAGTTGTGTTGGTAAAGTCTGTCGTAAACAAATGCTGCTTAGTCAGCCTGCGCCAATCGCCTTTCTTTAGCAATTCATAGCCCGATGCGTTCATCAGAGCTAAGATTTGGATAACGTCTTGACTAGTGTTACCCGCTACAGAAGTTGGAGTTGATACGCCTAGCTCGTTTGTCACTTGCGTGACTAATTGCAGCATTGTGGATGACATTTATTCCTCTTTTTTCGGTCTACCAGCCTTTTTATCAGCCATGAGCGCAGCAAGTTGCCCTTTAAGTTCAGCTAACTCTTGCTTCGTATTCTCAATTTCAATTTGGCTTTCAGACTGGTTTTTGTTCAATAAGAAACTTCGAGCTTTGTCACGCAAACCTGCTGCGCCCATACCTATCTTCTGAAGCTGCATATCTGACGCTGTAGCTACTTGCTCAACAGTCTGAAACTTCAAAATACTCAATTCTTCCAATTGCATCTGATTAAACTCGCCTGGGCGAGACAAATGCCAATCTTTCAACGGAGTGCCAATCATTTGTGCGTCGTTGTTTTGCATCTGATAGTGTAGCCATTGACGAGGAAACCTCTGTTTATGACTTTCACGCACTGGTTGCTCAACCACGTTCGTCTTATCGCCTGGCACTACGATTCTAACAAATGGAACACCTTGGTACTGCTTTTTTGTGTCCGTACTAGGGTGTTCAAACGTATAAAACTCGACAAATAATTGCGAGTCTGCATTACGAATATCGCTATCTAATCCCAAAATCCTCTCCCGTTAGATAAAAATGGGGGGAAGGTTTCCCAACCCCCCGACTACATTACACCGATGCTTTGCTGAACCAAGCGTAATCGCCCGAAACTAGAGCAACTGCTGGGCTTGTGTAAGCACCACCAGAAGCTGTAGCCAAGAACGTAGCTGGATCAACTGAGCAATCTGCGTCAGAAGCAGCAATACTTGCGTTTGCTTTTGCCAACACATACAACTTACCATCCGAACCAAACACTTGCAGACCGAGAGGGCCGCTCGTGGGGACAGCCGTACCTGCGCTGTTGGTGTTGGTGGTGACAGTGCTAGTTAGCGTAGCACCGATGACTGGCGAGACTGAATAAGCCATGATAGTTTCCTTTTATGTTAATTAAGCAATCAACACGCCGTTAAACTGTGGGCCAGACGATGTGAGGTTCCCGGCCCAGCCGATTAGCTTCACGATTGCGTCTTGGTTAACAGCTTGGCGTTCGCCGCCGATAGGCACGAAGTTGCGATCAACGTGTGGACGGAACATCATGTACTTGGTGTTCAAGAACCACATATGGTTAGCAGTTGCATCGTTACCGATACCACCGTCTAGCACAACGTCAGAAGCCATACCAGCGCCGTAATACTTCAGGCTTGCGAAACCAGAACCTGCACTGGAATTGCCACCGTCAGTGATACGCTGAATTGCTTGCAGCGACTGTAGATACAGGCTGTAATAGTTGTTGTCGCAAACGATCAAGTCAGGCTTGTCTGTTCCACGAATCAACTGTACAGCAACCGAATCCATGTACTTCTGGATGTTGGATGACGAAACAGCAGCAGTTCCATCAGTTACGCCAGAGTAAGACACTGAGCGCCAGAATGCCCAAGTTGCACGATTGATGCCACCGTAAGTGCCAGTAGCAGGCGCATCAGGAACGGCAGCGCCGAGTCCAGTGATGTTTTTGCCGCTGTTACCAGTACCGTCGAGATAAATATCACCCGAAATACGGTTAGCCAACTGTGCTTCAGCAACAGACATACGACCATCGAGCAAGTCGATAATTGCTTCTTTGCCGCTGTTTTGGATCATTTCCAGACCAGAAATCGACACGGCTGCTGCGTACTGAGTAATCGAGAACTGAGCCGCCGAAATTGGCGAGTTCTGCGACACGTTCAGGACTTCGTAGCCAGAGTACGAGTTCGTGTTGTCGGTTGCTGTGTCGGTATACATAATTTCTTGCAAAATTACGTTACCACCAGAAAAAGTCTTTACGTTGCCACGTTCTTTAAGGCGGCGCAGTAAAGCGTTGTTGTTTGTTACGTTGTCAGCAAGCTCACCAGTGCGGCTTTGAATGTTAGTCGCAATGATGTCGCTGATCGAGCTATTGGCAAATGCCATAATAATCTCCGATTAGGTTATCAAAAGCGTTCATTAAGTCCGTCAAATTGTTCGGACAGTAAAGAACGTCTATCTTGCGCTTTGGTAGCCGTGTTGACTCCGGGTGTAGAGCTTCTAACGCTGACCGCTGCCGCCCGAGCAGCTTTCGCCGCTTTGTTAGCCGATTCTCGCTTGGCTGCTTCAGCTTGAGCTTGTGTGCTTTGCTGAACCTTGCCAGACAGAGATTCGTCTAGGCGTAATGCTTTGTTATATGCATCTTCCAAGTTTTGCGCCATTCCTGAGTTCAGGAGTTGGATCATTGTCGGACGAGCATCTTCAAAAAACTGAGCTTTTTCTGCAAAAGTATTGATTTCGCCTAAAAGAGCTTGGTTTTGTGCTGCTTCTTGCTGCTGTTTCCATCCCATTACTTCATTACGGACGCTATAAAGCTCGTTTTGAAGCATTGAAACGGTAGGATCAACAGGCTGTTGTTGCAGATTGTTGATTTCACTTAAATTTACACCATATTGCTGAGAAAGGGTAGAAAACATTTGCGCTTTCTGTTGCGGTGTTCCGTGACGCAGAACATTGTCTGCATTCATTAACGCTTGAATCGCTTGTGGGGGCGCAATTCCTAGCGTTTTTAGATTGTTCTGGTACGGTTCAATTGCTTGCTGAATTTGGTCTGCAAATTGAGCTTTAGAAAGCAAGGGTTCTACACCCTTTTTCATTTCTTCTTCACGTTGCCAGGCGTATTCTTTCAGCTTCGGATCAGCCGTTTGCCAAACCTCGTGGTAATCCTTCTTCCACGATGCAGGTGGGCGTTCCCAAACTGGCGGCTCTGGCGCAGGCTCAGTGAGCGCAGCAGGTGCAACATCCACAACGGGTTGCGCTTCTTCAGCAGCATCAAATTGCTGCATCAATAATTCTTTACGGTCTAGCTGTTCGTCGCTCATAAATACTCCCTCAAGTAAATTTTCGGCGTAATTGGGTCAAAACCTGCTGGGCTTCTTTGTGCGTCATGTTGCCAAGTTGTTGACGCAGCACCTCTTTGCGGTTGTCCTGAGAAATTGGCGTATATTTTGTTTCCATTTTCTCGTTACCAACCTCAATACATCCATGAGCTTGCAAGTGCTCACGATGCCTTGACCTGCTCGTAATGTGTGAACCGTCAATCATGCTTTGGTACGGTTGAATGTCTGGCATCACAAATGGCCCGTACAGTTTGTCCAAATGCTCATCCGAACCCTTTTCGACCAATTTGCCATCTACATAAACGTAAGTCTTTCTCATAACAGAGCTAGAACCTCCTCATCGTCCATCTCAATATAAGCGTCATATATTTGCTGAACCTTGACCAAATCAGCCATCAACGCATCAAAGTCAATCTGATTAACAAAATCTATCGACTTTAGTTCGCTTATTGTAGCTTCCTTAATGTAGGGTGCGGCTATTTCTTCAGCGACTAATGGTTTACCCTCAACAATGTGCTCAAACAGGGCAATAATCTCATCCCTGCGTTGCTTTTGCTTTGCGGCTTCTTTCTTGCGTTTCTTCGGGCCGCCATCATGCGTGTCGATAATGACTATCGGCGCTACCTGTACAACGCCTATAAACGAACCAGAGTCGTTTTCGTCAGTAGCGCTCAAAACACCAGTGACAACTAGTGTCTGGAAAGCATTAGGCTGAAACGCATTAGTCTGGAAAGCTGCTGTCATTGTTTAGCCAGTAATTTAAACTTGCTCGGGTTCTTCTTTAGGCTTTGCCGCTTGTTGAATAGCCTCAACAATTTGGAATACTTCACCATATGGGCGGCTGCCCAGATAGCCAAGGATTGCGTTTGCAAGCTCAACAGAAATAGTGATTTCTTTCAATTTAATTGCTCCAAGGTAAGGGTGGTGTAACTACTGGTGGATTAACCTGATTCTCAATCTGTTGCTCAATATTGGCGTTAATAGCCGCAACTTGTTCCGTTCCCATCATATCTTGCACCCAACCAACTACTTGCGCTTGCGTGAGGTCTGCGTAGGGCGTAAATGGTGACTTAGGTGTGTATGGATTAAGTGTCTGCGATCCGTAGACAGTAGCGTACAGAGGTGTGCCAGAGGTATCGTCCACGCCGTTTACACGCCATGCCACAGAAATTACTACATCAGTCTGACCTTCTTCCTGTGGAATACAGGACATTTGCTCGATTTGCCAAGTAATTGTGCTCATTTTAATTTCCTTTTAAAGTTGCCACATCAGTTTGCAGTTGAGTAATTAGGACTTGTTGTTCCTGAACCAATGCAATTAGGTTTGCCATAACTTCTGAGCTTGCTGCTTGCATCCCTTGATAAACAGGATTGCCATCTTTATCAACGGCATCTTTTTTACCAGAAACTGATAGTGGGCTAACTTCCTGAAACTCGTGCGCTAAAAAGCCAACAAACTTTGATCCGTTTGTTTTCCATGTGCCTTGCTTTGGTTGCAAAGCCATAATAAAGTTTTTAGCTTCTTGACTTGCAACCGTTCCAGTAATTTCTTTTAAGCGGTAGTCAGAGGATGTGTTGTAGGAAGTTGCCGTATCTGTGCAAGTGATGCTACCGACAGTATTTGTCGGATTTCCGTTGTCACGGATGAACTGCATTGCGGTATAGTTTAGATAATCCCAGGTCGTAATCGTTGTTGCACTAGCGGCTCCACGAAACTTAAATGAACCCGATCCAGAAATCGCCGAATTTGCATCTGCGTTAAATCCTGCTGTACCAAAAACGCTCAACTTACCAAAGTTATTCGTAGTCCCCACCAACAAATTGCCAGAGGAGTCGAGGCGCATACGTTCTGAAGCTCCTTGAGTCCATACAAACGCGCCTGTGCCTTTTGTTCTAAATTGCAACGGTACATTAGTTAATGTATCAGACCTTGTGTCTAACCAAACATCGCTTGTTCCAAGGTTTCCAATATCAACGTATGCACCGCTTGAGTAATTACCAAAATAATTATCATTCGATTGACCAATAATTGCACCAACAACGTGTAATTTTTGCGCAGGCGAAGCCGTACCAATCCCCACGTTACCAGCGGCACTGATCCGCATCTTTTCATCGCCCGCAGACCAATCTGCTGCGTCTGTAGCTGAATCAACATAAAAAACTAAAGGCCCGTTCCCGTTTGCATTTTCACGAACTTGGGCTATTGCAGACTTTGAATATGTTGTGTCAGAGGAAAACTGAACTCCTGCAAGTCCGACGTTACCGTTGCTATTCTGCAAGGTTGCACCAGCAAACCCTGTGCTGTTAGAGCCAGTTACTTGAAGTCTTTGGTTTGGTGAAGCAGTGCCAATCCCCACGTTGCCAGAGGTGTCAAGCACCATAGATGTGGCAGATGCGCTAGTTCTAAAAGTGTGTGAAGTTGCGTAATAGTGCGTCTCTACATAAGCTCCCCCAGAACGATTGAAGGATTGAATATATGTTCCTACGCCGCCACTGGGGTTAGTTGTAAACAACTCAAGCCCAGCCGCACCACCGTTAGATACGGCTAGTTTTGCCTGTGGTGTGGTTGTACCAACGCCTAGCCTGTCATTTGTATTGTCAAAAAACAAAGACGCATTGTCTTGAGAGTAAACACCAGACGCACCTGCAAACACTACAGAACCCGCTGTGAACGCTGTGGCTGTGCCTGTGCCACCATTAGCAACAGGCAACGTACCTGATACTTGTGTGGTGAGAGATACGCCACTTAGCGTACCGCCTAGCGTAAGGTTGCCAGACGTTGTGACTGTGCCTGTCAGCGTGATTCCGTTGACTGTGCCTGTGCCGCCTACGCTTGTTACCGTACCACCGCTTGAGGGGGCGGTATTGGTAATCGTAAAGTTAGGGTAAGTGCCAGTCGTAGATATGCCTGTGCCAGCAGTCAATGATACCGTCTGGTCTGGTGCGGTGTTAGCAACAGTCAAAACACCAGTAGACGATGCGTTGACAGAAATAGCTGTCCCCGCTGTTAATGCTGTGTTTTTCCAGTAACCGTCTAACCCATCATAAGTAATGATTTGACCGTTTGCAGGGGTGTCAATTTGTGCATTGCTGTCAGTTCCACCAAGCGTAGAACCTGCGCTAATACGAATTAAAATCGTACCGCCGCCAACTGAGCCGCCATTGATGACAGCCGCCATTTGCGCTTTTACATTTGGTGCTACAGGCTTGGTTTTAGTTAGACCGCCTGTGACTGCGGGGTTATACCAAAGAATATCGCCATCAACGTATCCTGAAGTATTTACATTTTTTAGCGTTCCAAAAGATTGAATTAGCCCAAATCCGTTGTTAGCAATGTTTTCAGCAGCAATACCCATGATGTAATTGCCATCGGTAATGCCTGTGGCGGGTGCGCCTGTGGGTACTCCACTTGCACCAACTGCACCCGTAAACATGACAACTTGACCTTTTGTGATAGTCGCTGTTGCTTTTGTGTAAAAGAACTGGTCTTCACCAATGTGCTGAATGACGTTACCGCCAATCATGCCTAAACCTAACGTATTGTTACCATTCCATCCTAATTGACCAACTCCGAGCGTTGTTGCATAAGTTGTATCAAAATCTATGTAATCAATGTTAGTAATGGTAGTTGCGCCATCAATTGCACCTGTGTCGCTTACCGTTACAACAGAGTTTTGTATTAACTTACCAGTAGTTGTGTCAAAGCGAGCAATCGCATTGTCCGTAGCGGAGGCTGGGCCAACCACTCCGCTAGTTGAAATGGAATTAAATGTATTCCAATCAGTGCTTGTTAAATAGCCGTTCGTTGTGCTGTTAGCGGCTGGCATTGCAATTGTTGGGGTTGTGCCACCTGTGCTTGTAACTGGGCTTGTTGCGCCTACAGACGTTACATAAGTGCCAGCAGGTTGCGCTCCAACGTCAGCAGCAGTTAATACAACTGTACCCGTTTGACCGTTGACGCTTGTTACCGCATCGGTGTTGTCCACTTTCTGCCAGACTGTGCCGTTAAACACCGCCCAATCGCCAACTACCCAATCCGTTACACCGTCGAGGTTAGTCGAACCTGCTACAGATACAACATAGTAATAGCCCTTTACACCGACACCAGACGCAAGCGTAGGGGTGTTGGTTGATGCATTCCATGTGCCTTGATAGCTTAACGCCCCCAAAACAGCCGCAGGAAGCTCAGAAACTGGGACTTTACCGCCAGCATCAAGCGTAGCAACACCGTTTGCGACACCTGCGTTTAGCTCTGCTGCTGTGCCTAGACCTAAGATTGTGTGGTCAGCATTCCAATTACTAGGGCGAACAAGGGTTGCATCCACCGAATCGGGAACAGCACTTACAAATGGGTGTTTGACTGTTACGCTCATTGGTTGCCTCTAATAATCGTTCCCGCTGTGATGTCAACGCTTTGACTAGCAGCAATGCTTACTGTGTTTAGTATCAAATCCGCACTCACTAACCCAACAGAACCGTCCATAATGACAGAGTTATCAGACTTAAAGATACGGAAAAAGCTCGCTGTACCTGACGCTGTTGCGTTTGCTGGTGCTACAGAGCCAAGCGTCAGCGTACCGTCAACGTCTGTTCCAAACACCCCCGCAATTGGCATACTTACGAGAAGTACCTGCGTAGTAATCGCTGTATTCGCATTTGCAGGTTGCGTACCGCTGTAGAGATTGAATTGCGAGCCTGTGCCAGCATAGGTGATTAACCCCTCGTTTTGAGCGTGACGGGTAGCGTTTGAGTATTCAAGCATTATTGAACGACCTCTACGCCTGCTGCTTTACCGTCTGCCCCCCTGATAATCCTCTTGGGTGCAGCAAGCATCTGCATCACGCCATTTAGACGGTTTGACGTTTCGCCTTGCATATTAGCCATTTGACCTTGCATTTCAGCCATACGGTTCATAGCTTGCGCTACGTTATCGCCTAACTCAGCAACAATGTGTCTGCTTGCAGCTTCTTGAGCTTCCAGTAACGGCAAATCAAGCCCAGGGTTCGCACCGATCCGAGCAACCATGATCTTAGTAGACGCTTCAAGCTCTGCTTTCCATCGCTCGTAACGCTCTTTCATCTCGATTTCTTGTTGCTTAATCGCCATCTCATACTGTTGCTTTTGCTGCTCTAACTGAGCTGCATTTTGTTGCTTTTGCTGTTCCAATTGAGCGATATTCTGAGCTTTAAACTGCTCAATCTGCATATCAGTCTGCGCTCGCATCTGGTCAGCTTGTTGCTGCATCTGCATCTTGACCGTTTCTGGATCAGGTTGCGGAGGCTGTTGCGCTGCTTGCGCTTGCTTTTGCTTGAGTTGATCCATTGCTTGATCTATTGTGCCTTCAATCGGTTCTGCTTGCTTGTATGCAGAGATACCGAACTTAACCATATCTACTAGCATTGGTACAAGCTCTGGTGTCTGCTGTCCCATTGGTAGCGCTTGCGACAAGAATCCACCCATCGCTTGCAGGAATTCAACCCTGTCCCGCTTATGTTGGTTCTCGTCAATCTGCACTAGACTGTCTGCTGCGACTTCAATCCTAAAGTTACGCAACACTTTGTCTTTCAGTAGCATCAGCGCTTGCGGCACAAGCTGCTTATCCGCATCGCTCATCTGTTCCGCAGCAGCGTACTCAATGATTGTTTGCGGCTGAAACTTAGAGCAAATGATCTGCGCTTTGAGACGGATTAGCTCTGAGGCGAAAAGTGCAACGTCCTCTTGCATGGAGCGAAGTCGAAGACCTGCGTACTGTCCCTTGATTTGCTGGGCTGTCGCTGTTTCGCTTGCCGCAGTTTGACCACGAACAATGTCTGAAATACCCGTGATTTCATAGATTTGCTTCTTTATCTCGTCTCTTGCTCGATAGCACTGAATCAGCGCATTAGCAATCTGGTCAATAGGAAGTATGTCAATAGAACCCTTCAAACCGCCTTTCTCGCTAAAGCCCATCCACTTATCCACAGGTATCAACGTGTTGTTGTCACCTTCAGTAAGCAGTCGTTGCAAAGCGGGTTGCGAAGCGTCGTATACGCCACGAACTCGCAGAGCTTTAACCAGTCCGTCAATTCGGTCACTGAGAATGTCTAGTTCTTGTGCCTGGTCTTGATACAGCACGAAATCAGCAACGGGCACAAGCGTATCGCTCGTCATTGTTGCGTACAGCGGTTTCGCACAAGGGAAGAACCCTTCTAAGTCTAGCGGATCGTCACGCTCGTCAATAATCTGTCCTGCGTTCTTGCTAAACCAGTAGACCTTCTCTGTCTCTAAGTCCCACAATTCGCAGATTTTTGCTCGTGTGAAATCACGGTTGTTTTGAGCGTATTGCTTGTTGCTCTCAGGGCCAGCGTCTAGCGGTATCTTGCCACCCACTTTTTCGCCAAATCGCTCAATTAGTGCTTCACGAGTCATGTAGACCCAGCGCCAGACTTGAGTGACTTCTTCCCATGTTCGAGCAACCGAGTGTCCAAAGTCTTTCCAATGGACGTAATCCGTCGGAGCGCATTCGTACTCAATTTCCTCTTGCGGTTCAGCTTTCATGCCAGCGCTGCCATCAAGCGCACTAGCATTGCCCTCGTTACCAATCCCCGTCTCTTTGTCAACGTCCTCAGTTACCTGATACCCGTCCTCTGGCATATCTTGAGCGACAACGTGCGGTTCATAACGCACCCAAGCTACGCCACGACCACCGAGGAATCTATCCTCAACAGCATGACGCATCGCACTGCGGAAGTCTGAATAATGCTCAATCTCGAAGTCTAAAGAGCGTTCAATAAGCTGCGAAGCAACACGACCAACGGGATCATTGTCCCCAAAGCGCCGATTTACAGCAGCTTTTGGTAAGCGAGCGTATACAGCAGGAATCAACGTCTGTACGTTAGACCACAGAATGTTGAACTTTGCTGTCTCGTTCGTGTTTTGGTTACGGTTGTCATCACGATAGCGTTTTACTATCTTGTTAGACCGAGCTTCCCACTTCTTAAACTCATTGTCGTATTGGGCAATGATATTCAAATACTTTTGAATGCCTTTTAGAGCTTCCATTTAGAACCTCTTAGCTGAATAGTCCAACCGCAACGACTGTTACACCTGCGCCTGTGGTGACTTTCCAACCAGAAGTCAAAGAAGCCATGTTTAGCTCGATGTCAACAACTCCAACGCCAGAACCAATCAAAGCTGGCACAATTGGTATCGCTGTTACACCGTCAGTTAGCGTGACTGTTGAAGTCGCTGCTGTGTTAACAGTAACGATTAGACGATGCAGATAGTCACCTGCTGCGCCAGAAGCGCCAAGCATTTGCGTTGTTTGACTGGCTGCTACTGTTTCGTATTGGTATCCATAACCACGCTGTACACCGCTCATAATCGACTGCTCCTAAGTGTTTTGTGGGTTGCCCACATATCATTCAATGTAACTGTGTTTTCTGAGCCAACCATCAACGGTTTCACAACGTCTGGCGGCTTCACTTTGGGTTCTAAACGCCAAACTACCGCCATCATCCTGAAAGCATCTGAGGGGTGTGATGTCCAGTCATGTCTTGGACTAGCCCTAAATGCTTTCTTATCTTCGTCGTATTCCCGCTGATACTGTCTCAGAGCTTCAAGTCCATCCGAGCATTTAGTCTTGTCGAACCAACACATCGGAAGGCATTGCCGTACTGCTTGAATCCCATCTTGTACGCCCAAGTCAGGCACAATCGCCATGTTGTTTATACCAAGGTGTTCCGCTAATTGCTCAATAACTGATTTGCCCTGCGCTGCCAAAGTTTTAGCTTTCGCATCGTGCGGAAGTTGGTGTTTTCCGTATTTATAGGGCTTTTCTTTGATTATTTTCGCAATTTCATCAATATTAGCACCGGAAATGGCAAAAAAGTCGATTAAATGTATTTCATTTTGCACGACTTGATACCACCAGATTGCGGTGTCATCACGGTATCCTAAGTCCCACGCTGTGTGAACTGGTATCGCAGGATCATACGGTACGTCAGTGATGCGTCCCTCGTCCTCAGCTTGTCGCAGGTCTGTGCCGTAGTAAGCACCCAAGATAGACGCTTCAAATGAGCATTCGTACTCTTGCAGAAATTGATCTTCAGATATTTGTGCTCTTGCAGCATTCAGTTCGGTCTGGGGCAATAAACCTGATTCTGACGCTGTGAGCTTGAGACAGAACCATTCCCCATCGCTTCTGTTTGCTTGGTCATATATCTGCCAAAACTGGTTTTTGCCCTTTGGTGTGCCAGCGAACACTGCCCAACCCTGTTTGTCGGATAGCGTCGGGCGAATGACGTTACCCCAGACGCTAGGTCTAAAGTCCCCGTACTCGTCCATAAATACGCCTGAGAAGCCTAACCCTCGCATTGCGTCAGCGTTGTCTGCACCAAATAGGCGTATCTTTGCACCCGTCACTAGCTCAACGGTTAATTCTGCTTCGTTTGATGATTTGAGTACAGGCGCAGCAAAGTGCTTGAGGTAGTCCCAAGCAACGGACTTAGCCTGGCTTCTGTATGGTGCTATGTACGCATATAGCGGATAAGAATCTTTACTCATCAGCGCAGCACGAACAATGTCGTTTATAGCTGCGACTGTTTTCCCCGCCCTTCGATGAGCGACAAGACAGGCCCAACGCTGTGTTCGCCTGTGAAACGTCTTAAATGCTGTTCTAGGCGAATATGGGAG